CAACTTCAGCGATTACCGGACTAAACTCCTGTATCCGCAAATCGTTGACCAGGACGGAGACGCACAGCCTTTCTCCCCATACGCAGCAGGCCTGAGGGCTAAAGTTGACAACACAGAAGGCTTCTGGTTCAGTAGCTCAATCCACGCCTTAGAAGGGGTGCAATCGCTTGAAACGTTACTCACAGCAAGCATTAACAGCGTTGATTCAGACGTTAATAAGCTGAACGAAGTAGGAATTACAACTGTTTTCAATACCTACGGCTCCGGATTCAGGGAGTGGGGTAACAGAAACGCAGCTTTCCCTACCGCAACCGACACCCGCACCTTTGAAGCAATGCAACGTCTTGACGACATTACCTCTGAGAGCATTGAACTTGCTATGTTGCCTTTCCTTGATAAACCAATGAACCAGGCACAGATTGACCTTGTTTCACAGACCGTTCAGAATTACTTTAACAGCCTGATCGCAAAAGGGGCTTTACTCCCCGGGTCACGTTGCTACTTCGATAAGACCCGTAACACCGTGGAAGAAATGGCCGCCGGACATTTTATCTGGACTAAAGAATTCATGGGAGCTGTACCAGGTGAACGCCTGACCTTCTATTCCGTAATCGACACTTCACTTCTTTTAAAACTTCTGGCATAATGGCAATCGGAACCGCAAAAATCAGAGACGCTAACGTGTACGTGGGGGCTACCTCCACGCACGGCTTTGCAAACGAAATCACCCTCCCGGATATCGAAGCATCGATGTCAGAATATAAAGCCCTCGGGATGGTAGGCACAAAAGAACTTTTCCAGGGCTTTGGAAAAATGGAAGCCGCTATCAAGTGGAACGCTCCCTCAGAAGAGGTCTTGCAGGCTTGTGCTGACCCCCGGACGGCAGTTGACCTGATGGTAAGAACTTCCCGCGAAGTGTACGAAAACGGAAGCGTAACAGGTGAACAGCCGGTTACTTACTTCATGCGGGCGACCTCTAAAAACTTCAACGCCGGATCCTTCAAAGCAAAAGAAGACACTGAGACTGAAACAAAGTTTGCCGTGTCCTATTTTAAGATGATCCAGAACGGCGTTGAGATTTACGAACTGGACGTGGATAACAATATCTTCCGCCTCGGTGGTGTAGATATGCTTTCGAAATACAGAGAGAACTTAGGCCTGTAAAAGGCTTTTAACCCAAACAACCAAACCAAAACCAAATGAGTGAAGTAGTAGAAGTAACGCTGATTGACGGACGTAAAGTCACAAAGAGGCAAACTAAAGTCCGCGACATTGCCAATGCGGAAGCACAGGTAAGGAAAGGACAGGATCACCTTGTTAAATACGCCGTTATGGGCGCAAAAATCCTGATTGATAACAAGCCCGCTGTTCTTGAAGACATCCTCGACATGACCGAAGACGATCTTATAAGGGTAAGCGGACTGTTTGATGACGACAGCCCAAACCCGTAATCCCGATGGAGGACGTGGTTTGGCTGGCCCGCTTCACTTCCTCGGGATTAAATCAAATACTTAACATGGATATAGAGCTATATCATAATTGTTTACAAGCGGCTCTTAAAGTATTTGAACAGGAAATAAACAGCCCTACACAGGTTTTAATTGCAGGTTACATAAACCCAGAATAGTTATGTCAGACACGATGAAACTCGGCTTAATCTTATCGGCAACCGACAAAATGAGCCGGGTTGTCAATCGTGTTGTTGATGGGGTAAACAATAAACTGAAAGGCCTTGAAAGGGGTATGTCAGCCGTTAACTCCGTATCAAACAAAATGCTAGTTGCCGGAGGTGTAGCAGCCGCCGGGATATACAAATCCGTTCTTTCCGCTGAAGAAGCCCGTACAGCACAGGCCCGTTTAGATAATGCTTTTAAAGCGATGTGGGGTAGCTCAGGCACAATACAGGCCGCCTCTCAGGCCCAGGGGGCTTTCGCTGAAAAACTTGCCCTACAGATCGGGGTCGAAGACGAAATTATAAAACTTACACAGGCCAAACTGGCAACCTTTAGAAACGTCTCCAGTCAAACAGCTATAATGTCCGGAGTGTTTGAACGAGCAACCAGAGCCGCTCACGATATGGCCGCCGGAGGTTTTGGCGATGCGGCAAGTAACGCCGTAATGCTGGGTAAGGCTCTCGAAGACCCTTTGAAAATGGCTACGGCTTTGAAACGAACAGGTACGCTTACAGCGCAAGACGTTATAGACGTTCAAACCATTGCCAGAACAAAAGGTTTAGCCGCTTCACAGGAAGCCGTTTTAAAGGCTATCGAAAGACAATTCAAAGGGTCCGCTGCTGCAACCGTGAAAGCAACCGACCTGATGAAAGTCGGGATAGGTGAAATAGTTGAATCCATAGGAGGGGCTTTTCTTCCGTCTGTGGATGGGGCTAAAGGTAAAATGACTTCTTTGTTTGAACCTACGATAGCCTGGATAAATAACAACCATAAGTTAATTCAGACCATCGCTAAAGTAGCTCTAGGGCTGATTGCCGCCGCTGTAGCTATGCGGGTAGTCACTACGGCAATATCAATAGTAAAGGCGGGGATGATAGCCTATAACCTCATCGCTCTTGCAGCTTCAGGGATTCACACGGTTTTAACGGGTAACCTCTGGTTACACACTGTAGCAACAAAAGCGGCTGCGATCGGGCAATGGCTACTCAATGCAGCAATGACCGCAAACCCTATAGGTTTAATAGTAGTCGGTATTGCGGCACTTATAGCAGGGGTAGTTTTAGCCTGGAAGAAGTTTGCCGGATTCAGGGCGGTTATTCTGACTGTCTGGGAAACAATGAAAGGGTTCGGTAACATCCTTAAAACCTTTGTTATTGACAGAATAAAAGGAATTATCGGCGGGCTGGGGAGTATGGGTAAGGCTATTTCCCTTCTATTCAAAGGCAATTTTTCAGAGGCTTTTGATGAAGCGGGTAAGGGCGTAAGGGCTTTATCCGGATACGATGCCGTTGTTAAAGTGGTACAACAAACTAAATCCCTGGCAGCATCCACCCCCGGAACTTACAGAACCACCCTTGCACAGGAAAAGGCTAAACAGTCAGGCAGAACAAGCGTAGCTGGTAACAGCACAAATGTAAGCTACAACCCTGTAATCAATATGACAGGGGGAACCGCAGCGGACAAAGAATCTTTCCGCAAAATGCTGGAAGACAACAAAGCCGCCCTGGAACAAACAATAACAAGTATCAACGCAAAGAACCAACGTGTATCCTATAAACCTGTTTACTGATGTTACTGCAATTCGGCGATTATGTTTTTGAAGGATTAAAGCTACCTAAGTCGTGGGATATCAGCTTTGCGACAGTCTACGCACAGATCCCGATTATAGGTGGTAAACCGATAGTGCAGAAAACGGGTGAAAACCTAGTCGAACACACCTTATTCGTTCTGTTCTCCGATGAATTCTGCAACCCTACAAAAGAACTTGAAGCCTTACAGCTTTACCGGCGTAATGGTAATGTACACTACCTGACAGGCGGGGACGGGCAGAATTACGGAAGGTATGTAATTACCGAAATTTCGCAGGTTAATGAAAGGGCCAACGATTCAACCGGTTACATATCCGCGATATCCGCAAGCATAAAGTTACTGGAGTATAACACCACTGCTTCAACGGTTAAGCCTGAGGGCATAGCCTTAACAAGTAGTAACCTTACTCCGATAGTACCAAAACCCGCAAGTCTTTTCCAGGCAGCGGATTTACAACTTGCTTTAACAGAGGGAAAAACAGGCGTTAAAAATATCGGCTCTTTGGCAAAGCGGGCAACGGTCAAGTATAACAGGATCGTAAGTCTTTGCACCTCTGCAAAAGAGGCTTTTACCTCCGCGAACGCCAAAGTACAGCAGACAAAAAAGATAATCGAAAGGGCTACGGAATTGCCGCTGGCTATCCAGAACGCTAACAACGCTCTGGAGGATGTGAAGGCCGCTGCACAGATTGAAAACCTGAATGATCTACTGGCAGCAAACACAGTGCTTGAAAGGGCAATGTATAACATGGACGCAGCAGGCGCCCCCGTGGCAGCCTTTATCGGAAGCAGGGAGGCAGGAATATGATACAATCAATAAACTATACCACAAAGCAGGGGGACAGATGGGACGCGTTAGCCTGGAAGTTTTACGGCTCCGTCCGCTCAATGAATGCCCTTGTAGAAGCAAACCCGACAATACCCCTCAGTTATGCCCTGCAAGCCGGTACGCAGGTGATCGTACCCATCCTGGACAATAGCTCCGACGCTGTTATAACCTCAAACCTACCACCGTGGAAGAGATAGCCAGACAACCGGCCTCCCGGATCATGTGGAACGGTAAAAACATTACCGCTGATTTGAGCCGTTTCAATACTTCCCTAACTTATACAGATAGGGAGGAAGGGGCGAGCGATGATATCAGCCTGTCAATGGATAACGGCGAAGGGCTTTGGTCTGAGGACTGGTACCCTCAGGAAGGCGACACCTTAGAAGTGTTTTTTGGGTATGCTGATAAAATGACAAATGGGGGCCTTTTCCAGGTCGACGAATTAACCTTAACCGGCCCGCCAAACGTGATTGAAATAAAAGGCCTTGCTTCTTTCGTAACTAAGGCCTTACAGACTAGAAACAATAAAGCTTTTGAGGCTCAAACTCTCAGGCAGATAGCGCAATTCTTTTGTACAAAACACAGCCTGAAACTGATCGATGAGTCAGGTAGTATGCTGTCTCAGATTTACCTTGAACGCAAAACGCAGGAAGACAAAACAGACCTTCAATTCTTAGCTGAAATAGCAAAGGAATACGGGTTTATTTTCTCAGTGAAAGGGGATAAGTTAGTATTTACAAGTTATTTCGCCCTGGACAATGCGGAGGCTATTAAAAACATTGACGTTACACAAGTAGGCAGTTATTCGCTTACTGAGAAAACATACGATACCTACGCCTCCGGGTCAATCACTAAGAGGGTAAGCAGGAAAAACGTAGTGGTAAGCTATGCCGAAGAGGACGAAGCCGGGGGAGGCAGTAACACGCAAGTCGGAGGCGGTCACGCTGAAAACAAGGTGCAGGCAGAACTTAAAGTAAAATCCGGTCTTTGGTCAAAGAACAGGTTTAAGCAATCCGGCACACTTAACGGCTTAGTCGGGGATCCGGAGCTGGTGGCAGGGGTAAACTTTAATCTGACAGGCATAGGGCTGGCCTCTGGAAAATATCACATTGTAAAATCTTCGCACGTGCTATCAGGTAGCGGGGCGTATACAACTTCTTTGGAAATAAGGAAAACCGGAACAATCCCGAAACCTCAAAGAGTACCTAAACCGGCTGAAACCAAAACAGCTACTTACGCTGAAAACGAATACGAAGGTGAAACAGAATAATGCTACGATACGGACTCATAAACGAACTAGGCACCGGTGAAAACTTAGGTTTTGCACGGGTAGAATTTGACGAACTTGGTATAAAGTCCGGGTGGTTGTCCCTGCCTTGCAGCGGATCTAAGTCCGTAAAGAGCTGGGTAACTTTTCCGGTTAATACACAGGTAGCAGTCCTGATGCACTCCGATGGGGAGCAGGGAGAAATAATAGGCAGCACGTGGAGCGAAACAGACCCGCCCCCCTCTTTTGCCTCTGACACT